GAGGTATTTCAAAGACCATGGTGAGTTGAAAGCAAGAAGAAACACAACAATTTGTGTTATTTTCTGTTGACAACCACAAGATATGTGATATACTGTAAATGTAATAATAGAATAATTATGTGGGTGCGTTATCGCAAGTGTTTTTACACGAACAATAACGCACTTTTTCTATTTTTGGAATACGGGAGGGATATTGTTGAGTTCAAAAGCGATGTACGGCAGAAAAGTCATTACAACGGACGCTACGGTAATCACCGATGCAAATATCATTTCCGAACTGGACAAGGCGATGAACATTCACCGTCTAAATCGTAGCGAAATCATCTACTTGTGGGACTATTACCGTGGTAAACAGCCCGTTCTGGAACGCACAAAACAGGTTCGCCCCGAAATCTGCAATCGCATTGTGGAAAATAGAGCGAATGAGATTGTTTCATTCAAAGTTGGCTATCTGTGTGGTGAACCCATTCAGTATGTCGGGCGTAGTGGCGATGATACCGTTACAATGTCAATCTCCCGGCTGAACGAGTTGATGTACAGTGAGAACAAAGCCAGTCAAGACAAAGAGATTGTCGAGTGGCAGATGATTTGTGGTACTGCGTTCAGAATGGTTCTTCCCGATGAGCCGATTGACTTGGACGATGCACCATTCGAGATGTATACGCTCGACCCACGTGAGAGTTTTGTGGTGTATGCAAACGACATCGGCAATAAACCGATTTTCGGTGTTAAGTACAGCACAGACGAGTTGGGTATTCATACATTCTCTATTTATTCCAAAAACCACTTTTGGAAAGTTAAGGACACAAAGGTTATTGAGAGTAAGCCCCATGCACTCGGTGTTGTACCCATTTTTGAGTACCCCGCAAATAACGCACGGCTTGGCTCGTTTGAAATTGTCCTACCCCTATTGGACTCTATCAACAGTGTTGCAAGCAACCGTCTTGACGGTATGGAGCAGTTCATACAGGCTTTTATCAAGTTCGTAAACTGCGACATCAGCACGAAAGATTTTTCTGAACTAAAAGAAATGGGTGCTATCAAGGTCAAGTCTATTGATGGAGCACAGGCTGATGTGGGTATTGTATCTAACGAACTTAATCAAGACCAGACACAAACAATGGTCGATTATATGTACCAGACAGTGCTTACAATTTGCGGTATGCCTAACCGTAATGGCGGCACTTCTACCAGTGACACAGGCTCAGCGGTTCTCTTACGAGATGGTTGGTCACTTGCCGAAGCGAGAGCAAAGGACAGCGAACTTATGTTCAAAAAGTCCGAACAGGAAATGCTCAAACTGGTTCTCCGCATTTGTCGTGATATGGGTTCTGTGAATATCCGTGTCAAAGATGTGGGTATGCAGTTCTCTCGTAGAAATTATGAGAACATTCAGAGCAAGAGTCAAGTGCTTGTGTCGATGCTCCAACAGCCGAAAATACATCCCCTGTTGGCGTTTAAGCATTGCGGTATTTTCGTTGATGCCGAAAACGCTTATACCATCAGTAAAAAATATTACGATGAGCAGATGGAACAGGCGGCACAACTGGCTCCGACCAATCCACCCGCGAATGGTAACGAATGATTTTAAGCGGTTTGTCCGTTTAAGATAGCTTAGAGGGAACTAAGGGTAAATAAACGCAAGGTCAAGACAAGACCTAAAAACGGAAAACAAAGACAGGGAAGTCTATAAAACGCAGGAGGATTTCAAATGGACATTAAAGCACTGTTGGGTGATACCTACAAAGAGGGTATGACACTTACGGAAATCGAAACGGCTCTTGCCGCTGTCGAACTTCCTACCGACAACACCGAAATCGAACGGCTGAAAGCGGCTGTTTCAAAGAGCAACTCCGAAGCGGCTGAACTGAAAAAGCAACTCAGAACAAAGCTGACTGAGGACGAAGTGGCGAAGCTGAAAGATGCTGAAGATAGGGAGAAGTTGCAGAGTGACTACAATGCGCTTCTGACAAAGGTCACGATAGCAGAGAATAAGGCAAAGCTGTTGGCTATCGGATATGACGATAAGCTGGCAGATGAAACAGCCGAAGCTATGGTGAACGGTGAACTCGAAAAGGTGTTTACCAATCAGAAAAAGCATATGGAAAATCTGGAAAAGAAAATCCGTGCCGATGTTCTGAAAGAAACCCCTAAGCCCGCCCCAGGTGGAGATGGTGGTAAAGGAATTACACAGGAGCAGTTCGATGCTATGGGCTACACCGAACGGCTTAAAGTGTTCAACGAACAGCCCGAACTATATAACGAATTTACAGGAGGTCTTGAATAATGGCTAACGAAACTATTCTATCCAGCATTATCAATCCGCAGGTTCTTGCGGATATGATTGAGCGAAAGCTGGTCAATGAAATGAAGTTCACCCCGCTCTGTAAGGTGGACAATACTCTAGTAGGTCGAGCAGGCGATACCGTCACGCTCCCTCAGTACGCATATATTGGCGATGCTGCCGATGTTGCGGAACTCGCAAACATTTCCGTTTCCGAACTAACCGCTTCTACACAGGCGGTAAAGGTAAAGAAAATCGGTAAGGGTGCAACTATCTCCGATGAAGCTGCTCTGTCCGGCTACGGTGACCCCGTTGGTGAGATTGGTAAACAGCTTACAGTTTCTATCGCAAGCAAGGTGGATAATGATGTTCTGGCGGCTCTCGCCAACGCAACATATCTCCATCCTGTCGTGACCGTCACCCCAGCAGAGGTCAATCTGGCTCTTATTAAGCTGGGTGAGGACTACGAGGGCGATAAGTACCTGTTCGTCAGTCCCGCTTCTTATGCGGCTATCCGTGCTTCTGTCGATTGGCTACCAGCTTCTGAGGTGTCTGCCAATATGATGATTGCAGGTGCGGTCGGTATGATTTACGGCTGTGTTGTCGTAGTCACCAACAAGATTGCGACTAACAATGTTGCGTACATCGTTAAGCCGGGGGCAGTTGCTTTGTTTATGAAGCGCGGCACTCTTGTTGAGAGTGACCGTAACATCGTGAACAAGTCTACTACCTTTACAGCCGACAAGCATTATGCGGCTTATCTGTATGATGCTTCTAAGGTTGTGAAGATGGGTGCGGCAACTCTTACTGCTCTTACTGTTACGCAGGATGCCGATATTGCAAGCGCAAAGGCTTCTTTCAGCGTTGATGGTTTCCCGACCAATCTGCCATATGGGTGGAAGGCCTACTGTGCGACTGGTCTTGCTTCTGCTACTTCTGTTGCTGTTGGCGATGCGTATAGTACGGTTTCTGCCACATTTGGTACGGCTTACGAACCAGGTGCGCAGTATGCGGCAGTCAATGCTAAGGTATTTCAAGTTATCTACATTGATGCCGATAGCAAGATTCGTGCAAGCGGCAATGTAGCGATTGCGACTTCCATCTAAGGTAATGTGACGAAAGGAGGAATACGGCTATGACCGATACCGAAAAGCTGGATATGCTTAAAGTGCTGGTGGGTATCACTGACACTACCGATGATGCGGCTCTGGCTGTGTTCCTCACTCTCTCCGCGAGAAAAATTTTGAGCCGTGCATATCCCTATGACCCCACCGTGGTGGTTGTTCCTGTACAGTATGACACTCTCCAATGTGAGATAGCGGCATATCTGTGGAACAAGCGAGGTGCGGAGGGGCAGACCGCTCACACTGAAAATGGTATCAATAGGCAGTATGAAAATGCTGACGTACCATCCTCAATGCTCAAGTCGGTCGTTCCCTATTGTGGGGTAATACGATGAAGTGCATGAGTAGAAACAGGGTGAAATTCTTCTACGCTCTCTATGAGAATCGAGTTCCTATTACAGACGAATACGGAAATACCACAGGGGAGTACGAAGTTCTACATGGAAATCCGATTGAGTTCTTTGCCAATGTTTCTGCCGCACAGGGAGAAGCTACCACAAGAATGTTTGGAGATAACGAATCCTACGACAAGGTAATTGTTATGGATAACGAATCTCCTTCACTCGACATTTATTCTGTTTTATGGGTAGACACAGTTCCACTACTCGACAATACTGGGGCTTTAGCCCTTGATGAATCCGGGAAGGTTATTACCCCCTATGATTACATCGTGAAGAAGGTCGCAAAGAGTTTGAACAGCGTGTCTATTGCAATAAGCAAGGTGGCTGTCAGTGGGTAAGAAGAAAATCACAATCGGATTATCCGAACAGAACCTTGACAGAGCAATTCGTGAGCTGGAACATTATAAAGCAGAGTTCACACGAAAAGTCGAACTCCTCCGAGAGAAAGTCGCAGACCGATTAGCTGAGGAAGCACAATCCGGGTTCAACGGGGCGGTCGTTGACGATTTAATTAAGGAAGAGCCGAAATTCGCAGATGTGAAAGTATCGGTTGATAATCGAGCAAATCTTTCAGTCGTTGTTGCGAGTGGCGAAGACGCAGTGTGGGTCGAGTTTGGTGCTGGTGTGTATCACAATAGCTCGCCAGGCAGTTCCCCTCACCCTAATGGTGCGGAGATGGGTTTCACAATCGGTAGCTTTGGTAAAGGTAATGGTAAAAAGAAAGCATGGGGTTATTACGAGGAGGGTGAATTGAAGCTCACTCGTGGTACTCCGGCAACCATGCCGATGTACAGAGCGGTACAGACCGTTTGTAACGATATTCAAAGTATTGCAAGGGAGGTGTTCGGGTGATTGATGTCGAAACCGAGGTATTCAGTATTATATCCACGAAAGTTCGTGAGGAATATGCCGGTATCTTTATCACTGGTGAGTATGTAAAATCACCACCATCTTTCCCTTGTGTGTCGTTACTTGAAGCAGATAACGCAATTTATCGTAGCACGAGAACGACTGATAGTATGGAGAATCACGCTGAACTTTTGTATGAGGTAAATATATATTCCAATAAGACAAAGGGTAAAAAAGCTGAATGTAAGGATATTGCTTCCATTATTGACAGCGAACTTGCAAGGCTCGGATTTACTCGAACAATGCTTAATTCAATTCCTAACGAGGAAGACGCAACAATCTATCGAATGGTCGGTAGATACAAGGCAATCGTATCAAAAAACAATATGATTTATAGGAGGTAAACAATCATGGCTATTAGCACATATAAAATTTTTCTTATGAAGAAAACGGACGCTACATGGGGTAAACTTATTGACATTAAGGAGTTCCCTGATTTGGGAGGTGCTCCCGAAATGTTGGAAACAACAACGCTGTCTGACAATATGCAGACATATATTCCGGGTATTCAGTCTCTTGACGCTCTTGAGTTCTCGGCAAATTATACCAAGGCTGATTTCACCGCTTTGAAGGCACTGGACGGTGTTGACAACGAATACGCTGTATGGTTCGGTGGTACGGAAAGTGGTGATACAATCACACCTACTGGCACTGACGGCAAATTCAAGTTTAATGGTCAGCTTTCCGTATTCCCTGTAGGAGGCGGTGTAAATGAAGTTGTCGGTATGACAATCACTATTGCACCTTCTACACCTATCACAATGGATACAACAGTGTAAGAAAATAAGGAGGATTTAGTATCATGGCTAAACAGTTGAAATTCACTTTCGAGGATAAAGAATATGTCCTTGAGTTCACTCGCAGAACAGTCACAGAAATGGAGAAAAAGGGCTTCGTTGCATCAGAGGTTGAGAATAAACCTATGTCTACCCTTCCAGCTCTTTTCGAGGGTGCGTTCCTTGCACACCACAGATTTGAGAAAAAGGAGAACATTGATAAGATTTTCGCCAAACTGACTAACAAGCAGGAGCTTATCGGCAAGCTGGCAGAAATGTATAACGAACCGATTATGGCACTCGTTGAAGAACCCGGAGAATCCGAGGGAAACGTGGACTGGACAGCGAGCTTCTAAGTGGTTTACTGTCCACCGAAGACGAATCCGCAGTAAAGGGAAGTGGAGAGAAATTTGCTTCCACTTCCCCTTTTCCTTATACGGATATATTTTACAAACACTTTTCTTATTATCTATCCATCGGAATGACCGAGGAGCAGTATTGGGATAGAGATTGCTTGTTGGTGAAGTATTACCGTGAAGCTGAGGAACTAAGAAACGAAAAATTAAATCAACAAGCGTGGTTACAGGGTATGTATATCTATGACGCAATTACTCGTGTAGCACCTATTTTACACGCTTTTGCTAAAAAAGGAACAAAAGCCAAACCTTATGTCGAACAGGCTTACCCGATTTCCAAAAGGTCAGCTCAAGAAGCAAAGGAGAATGAGGAAAAGGCTAAAGCACAAAAGGGAATACGCTTTATGGAAGCGTACATGGTGCAGAATAATAAACGATTTGAAGAAAGGAAGTGAGTTTAATGCCAACTACAATCGAATCTCTTGAATTGGAAGTACAGTCGAGTTCTACTTCGGCTATAGGTGGTATAGACGCTCTTTCCGCTTCTTTGTCTAAGCTGAAAAATGCAGTGAAGGGCGGTGTTGGATTAACAAGCGTAGCGAATCAGATACGCAACGTCAACACTGCCCTTCAAGGTATTGATAGTTCTTCTGCCGGGAAACTAGACACTCTATCCAATAGTTTGTCAAAGCTGTCCGGGTTAGGGAATATCAAGATTTCTTCCTCTATCGGAAATCAGTTACAAAGTATCGGAACTGCCGCTACATCTTTGAATGGTGTTGACTTCTCAGGTATCCGTAGATTGGGACTCTCATTACAGCCTTTAACCACTCTCGGAAAGAGCAACCTCACTCCGTACGTTACGCAGTTGGGTAAGTTGCCGCAGTTGGCGCAGACACTCAATGCTATGAATATTCCGCAGTTTGCAAGTCAGTTAAATCAGTTGTCTTCTGCTCTCGCTCCGCTGGCAAGTCAGTTGAACACGGTATCTTCTGCGTTCTCAAGACTTCCAACAAATATTAGAAGGACAGTCACTGCTACAAATGCGATGGCTACTGCGAATAACACTGCGTCTACAAGCTATATAAATCTGTGGGCTAAGTTGAGAATGGCTCGTGCCGCTGTTAAGAGCATAGCGAAAGTTATTGCTTCATGGATTACAGAATCAAATAGTTACGTTGAGAATTTGAATCTGTTCACAGCTTCTATGGGTGAGTATACAGAGCAAGCGAAAGCCTATGCGAATCAAGTGGCTGATGTTATGGGTATCGACCCTGGCGAGTGGATGAGAAATCAAGGTGTCTTTATGACAATAACAGAGGGCTTCGGTGTGGCAAGTGACAGGGCTTACGTCATGTCAAAAAACCTCACACAGCTCGGTTATGATTTATCCTCCTTCTTCAACATTCCGTTTGAAGAGTCTATGCAGAAGTTGACTTCGGGTATATCCGGTGAGCTTGAACCTCTCCGTAGGTTAGGTTATGACCTATCTGTTGCTCGATTACAGCAAGAAGCATATAACTTGGGAATTGATAAATCTGTATCTAGCATGACACAGGCTGAAAAAGCACAGCTTCGATACTATGCTATTATGACACAGGTCACAACAGCTCAAGGTGATATGGCTCGTACCTTAAATGCTCCGGCTAACCAACTTCGTATTTTGAAGTCACAGGTTGTACAGGTTGCACGAGCTTTAGGTAATGTTCTCATTCCTATCATAAATGTGGTTCTCCCTTATCTGATTGCCTTTGCAAAAGTTCTTCGCATGGTTATCAATCTTATTGGAAAGTTTGTAGGATTTACGCTTCCCAAAATAGATTATTCCGGCATTTCTGCTGGCTCTGACGCTGTAGGAGATTTGGCAGATTCAGAGGGAGACGCAACAAAAGCGGCAAAGAAGTTGAAAAATGCTTTGCTCGGTATTGACGAACTTAATGTAATTTCTCCTAATGATGATTCATCGGGTGGAAGTGGCTCTGGTATAGCAACAGGAAGCGATTTGGGATTTGAACTCCCGGAATATGATTTCTTAGATAACGCAATCAATCAAAAGGTCGAGGCTTTAGTTAAGAAATTCAAAGAATGGGCGGGTCTCACAGATGATATTGACACATGGGCTGAATTTTTTCATACGAAATTAGGTCAAATCCTTATTCTCGTTGGGGAAATTGCGGCTGAATTCCTTGCTTGGAAGATTGCTAAAGGTGTTCTAAAAGCTCTTAAGTGGTTATCCACCAGGAAGGGATTCAGTTTAGGATTCAAGATAGTCGGGTTAGGCTTATTTTTAGATTCATGGAACACCATAAAAGAAGCTATTGAGGATATACAGAAAAATGGTGCTAACTTTACAAACGTAACTAAGCTCATAAGTGGATTTGCCGAAGGATTGGGAGCGGCTTTTCTGCTCCTTGGAGATGTCAAGTTAGGTGGTGCGGCTCTCGTTATTGCTGGGGTTACTGGTATCGTATCAGATATTAGTGATATGTGTAAAAATGGCATAAATTGGGATAATGCTACTTCTCTCACAAAAAATATCGGATTATTTATAGCTGGTATAGGACTTGCTTTCGGAAATCTACAACTAGGCGGTATAGGCTTAATGATAAGTGGTGTATCACTGATTGTTCAAAACTTCAAAGCTCTTGTTAAGGGATTTACGGAAGGTGATTTTAGTGAGGTAAATTGGATTGAAGTAGCCACTGGAACACTGATGTTGGTAGGGGGTCTCATTCTGGCTTTTAAAACGGTAAACACCATCGCAAGCGGAGCAGATTTGGCAAGTACCACTAGCACAATGACAACCGTTGCGAACACCACAGGAGAATTGAGTACAACCGTAGGAAGTAGTCTCGTTCCGAAGCTCGCCAATCTCGCAAAAGACCTTGCCCTCGGTATTGTTATTATTGCCGAAGTAGCGGTGGCGGCAGTTCTGATTGTCGGTGCTATATGGGTACTTGGTTTAGAGCTTGAGCAGGTAGGTATTGCATGGCAACCTGTTATAGCAAACGGTCAAACCGTAGCAATAGCGATGGGATTAGGAACAGCTATACTGGTGACCGTCGGTGTTGTGACTGCTCTATTAGGTTCATTGGGAGGTGCGGTATGCGGTCAGATTGCAATAGGTATCGCAATACTGGCTGAACTCGGTGTTGCCGCCGGGCTGTTCATTATTGAAATATGGGCTATCGGTAAAGGTTTAGACGAGATAGGTAAAGCATGGCAACCTGTTTTAGATAACGGTGATACCATTGCTACAGGTATCGGTCTAGGTACTGCTCTACTCGTTGGCATAGGTGTTGTCACTGCCGCTCTCGGTGTGGCAACCGTAGCTTCTGCCGGACTATTACCATTAGCTATCGCTTTAGGCACTGCTCTACTCGTAGAACTTGCGGCGGCATTTATCATTTTCACAGAAAGCCTAGTTGCAGTTGCGGACGAATTAAGTGATAATTTATCCCCTTCCTTAACGACGCTAAACGGAATGCTACCTACTCTCTCAACCAATATGGGGAATTTTGTGGATTATATGACAGAGTTTGCCGGACAAGTTGTTAGCTATACAGAGGTGTCGGCTATTGCCGGATTAGCGTCAACCATTGATACAATAATAGGTTGGTTTACAGAAGACCCTATAGATAAGTTGGCGGACGATGTTAGTGACATTTACGACCAAACTTCCGATTTGAATGAACAATTGAATTTAGCTGTACCGGAATTGGAAACAGCGCGAGACCTTCTCGAAGATTATCAAGGATTTTTGGCAGAAATCGAAAATCTGACGAACAGCAATGTGGACCTGAATAACGGTCAGTTCGCAAATATGGAAGAGGTTGGTGAAAACATCGTAACTGGTTTCGTGGACGGAATTGAGTCTAAATCCACGGAGTTTTCAGACACAGCCACAACGATTGTAAACGGATTTACGAATCAACTTGTTACTTCTTCCGCTTCATCAAAGACCAGTTTTACAACATGGGCTACGAACTTGAAGGACTGGTTCACGCAGAGTGGGTACGGTGCTATCAATAGTACGACATTTGAGGGTTATGCCAAAAAGGTAGTGGTTGGTTTCGTAAACGGTATCACCAGCAATTATCCTACATCAAAGAGTGGTGTCACAACATGGGCTACTAATCTCAAGAACTGGTTCTCTGATGTTTCTTACGGAAATGTAAGTAAAACACAGTGGGAAACCTACGCAGAGAACGTAGTAACTGGTTTCAGCAGTGGTATTACAAGTAATTATTCGACATCGAAATCCAGTATGACAACCTTTGCAAACAGCGTGAAGTCATGGTTTGAGATGCCGGACGGAAGTAATACTCTTTCTTCGCAGTTCTACAATATAGGTGAAAACATCATTCAAGGTTTCATAGACGGTGTAAGCAGTTTGTGGGATACCGCTATGAAAAAGATTAAAGATTTTGGTAAAAGCATTATTTTAAAAGGCAAGGAAGGAACAGAGGAACATTCCCCATCAAAGGCTTTCAAACAGATAGGTGCTTTCGTTATTGAAGGTTTTAACATCGGTCTCGAAGACACGATGGGTTCAAGTTTTTCTCTTATGGACACATGGACGGATGGTATCGCAGCGTATTCCCCTACAGTTGGTTTGTCTGTAGACACTTCCGCATTGAAGTATTACGATTCAGCGGATTATGCAAGAACAATATCTGCTAATGTATCGGCTAATAGTAACAATCAGCTATTTGTTGACGAATCGGCAATGACAGAAGTAATGAAAGAAGCTGTTCTCCAAGCTCTGAATGATTCAAATTTAGCCACAGATATGCGTAGACAGGCTGACAAAGAGGAGCAGACAATCGTACAGGTAGGTAACAGAACTGTAACTGACGCTGTTACCACACAGAAGAAAGCCAATGGTTATGTATTCGCAACTTAAAAGGAGGTGGTAACGATGGCATATTTGGAAATCAACGGTTATGAGTTGCCGCCCTCTAAAAGAGGTGTGAGTGTTGTCATAACCACAGTAGTTGACGCTGGACGAGACGCAAACGGAGCTGTCGTAGGACAGAGGGTAGGTCGAGACCAGTACAAGATTGATGGGCTGGAATGGTCGTGGCTGACCGCATCTCAATGGGAACGCATTTTGAAGACATTAAGTAATTTCTTCGTGTATGTCACCTTCAATGACCCGGTAACAAATGGTCGTAAAACCATAAAAATGTACTGTGGAGACCGAACAGGAGAACCATATTGGGTAGACGGTGACGGAAAGCCCACGCATTACAGAGATTGCAAGGTTAATCTCATAGATTGCGGAGAATAAGGAGGATAGATTCCATGCAGAAAGTTTCAAAAGAATATAAAGCAAGTATGAAATCCTCCCTCCGAGAGAGAGCTTATATTATGCTCTCTTTCGGGCTTATCAATCAAGAAGCACAGGCAAAAGCTCGTATCGACAGTGGAGACTTCTCTTACTACTCCAACAAAGCAAACCTATTAGGAGAGCATACGGACGATACGATTTATGCAACGCTTGAGGAGAATTTTACGAAGGTTGATGGGTCAATGTTTTTCCTACCTCGTAGCACCTCTGCTGATGTGTTTTATGACACAGGGCTTATAGGAAAAGAATTGGTATCTGATGTGGCTTACGAGCTTACAATCAATCTTCACATGGCCGCTACCGATTTCAAGGGGTTGACAATCAACTTCGGAGAAAATTATCCGATTGACTTTGATGTGGTCGGAAGTACAGGACAGGTAATTGAGTTCCGCAACAATACAGAATCAAAATGGAGTACTGAGGAAGTTATCGAAAATACCACTTATATTAAGATGGTTTTCTATCAAATGAAGAATCCGCAGAGCAGACTTCGCATTTACTCTATCCGCTTCGGATATGGTCTTGTTTATTACAATGACAGCGTTATGGGGTCTACTTTGGAGAGTTACATTTCTCCTATCGGTGCAGATGTGCCTCAGATAGATTTCTCGGTACAGCTTAAAAACTACGACCGCTACTTTAATGTGGACAATCCGAAATCAGCAATCAACTTCCTTGAGACAGGACAGGAAATGGATATTTACTATGGCTATCAGCTCCCGGATTCCGGGGAGATTGAGTGGGTCAGAGGAAATCACCTGTTATGTTCCGAGTGGGAAAGTGACGATTATACAGCTACTATCCGTTGTCAAGATGTGCTTCGTAACATGGATTCCGAGTATTACAAAGGTATGTACAATGCCGCTGGAAAAAGTTACTACGCACTGGCTCAAGATGTGCTGACTGACGCTGGAGTAACTGATTACTATATCGACCCACGATTGAAGACTCTTTACTCAAAGAATCCTATTCCGAGAGTGAAGCACAAAGAAGCATTACAGATTATCGCAAATGCCTGTCGTTGTGTATTATCACAGACACGATACGGTACAGTTCAAATCAAGTCGAACTTCGTACCCGAAGCGTCAATAAGCTGTAGCGGTCAAGCTCCGTATTCCAATGTTGCGAACATAATGAATGATTCTGAGAAGGAAGAATACGGTACGCTGGCAACCAATTACACGACAGCAAGCGGAAGTATGTTCTTTCTTCCAGCAAACAAACAGGCAGGTATCAATACAGGATATGTGTCTGATGTACAATCTGACGCTGATGGTAATTTTGTCACAAATCCTGTTATCACATTGGTACAAGAAGCGGCTTGTATGTACTACGGTGTAAAGCTCATTTTCGGTCATGCTCTCCCTGATGCTTTCACAATACGCACCTACAATAATGGTGAGCTGGTGACAGAATATTTTGCTGGTGCTGATGAAATCCATAAGACAACGATTATCCTAAATGACTTTGACGATTTTGACACTATGCAGATTGAGTTTACAAAAACCAAAGAGCCATACAACCGTATCGTATTAAATCACTTTGCTTTCGGTGATATAACAGATTTCACAATGACACGAACAGACATGACCTCCTCTCCTAAAGCAATCAAACAGGAACTCATAAAAGAGGTTATCGTTCCGTGTTACAGTTATCAGAGCGGTACTGCCGAAGATACTCTCATAAGTGAGGAAATAACGGTTGTAGCCGGAGAGACAGAAACATTCTACATCGGTGAACCTTCTTATGGCTTTCGTGCAATGCTCAATGACTCGCCAAGCGGTGTTTCTATCGTAGCCTATGGAAATTACTATATCAAGGTGGGATTCTCTGTAACAGGCTCGTACAGGCTTAATATATTGGGGTATCGCTACAAGATAGTTGAACGCTATGCTCAAATGTCTCTGAATGCACGAGGTAAAACCGTAAAGTGGGAAAATCCTCTAATAAGCGATATGACTATGGCAACAGAACTGGCACAGTGGCTGAGCGATTACTACAATTCGGGTATGGAATATGAGTACAACACTCGTGGAAACCCGGAAATAGATTCAAACGATATTGTGTACCAAGAAAATGAGTTTCGCGATGGTATGAAGGTTAATATCTACCGTCAGACACTCGAATTTAAGCAATCATTTTCGGGCAAGGTTACTGCTCGAAGGATAGGAGGGTAATTATGTGGGAAACTCCTAAAACCGATTGGCATTATGAGCTTGATTCAGAAGGTCTCTATGTTGGAGACAGATTCAATGCAACAGACTTCAATCGAATTAAGAATAACCTCGAATATCTCAGGGAGCTGGCAATCAAAATGTATGACGATTTCACGATTCACTCTCTCGGAACAGACAGAACTCCGAATGATTACTTCTATGCTGATGAAATCAATCAGCTTGAGGAAAATCTGAATACCGTCAATCAAAAAAGTATCAAAGGGGCTTATGGTAGTGCCCCCTCCTATACAGCAAACGGAAACATTATGGATTTCGCAGAGCTGAACCGATTGGAGGGAGCAATCCTCGACCTCTACGATAAACTATCAAATCAGAATGACGGAAGGAGGACATTCATATGGAATTTAGGAATGAAGGGGGGTCTATAAATGGCATGGGAATTATTACCTGTTGATTATACGGACGCTGTTTGGAGCGGTCTGAAAAAGTATTCAGAAGTTAGCAATAACGATGGTACAGTATCTTTTCAAGATGTGACCGTTTATACCAACAAAGAAAAATCGTTCTTCGGAGCTATACAGGCTAACCGAATGAATGAAGCACTCAATACCATCATGTCAATGGTGGAAAACGGAACAGATTTATACGAAGCGTTTCAAAACTATTTTGCTTCGCAGAAACAGCTCTTTGAGAGTAAAGAAACAAGTGAGTTCAACAGCTTTGTGGCATACACCGATGATTTGAAAGCTGATGGTGACGAAATTATCGCTACTATTCAAACAGATTATCGAGCTGAAATGGATTCCTACGAAAGTGTTCAAAAGCAATCATACAACGAGTGGTTTGCAACTCTGACAGAAGAATTGACCGTGGCAACATCCGTAGTCAAGTACGAATCCCAATATACGACGTTGGTTGACGGTGAAACAACAATTCCAATCAATATTGCGTCGTTCAATGAGGACAAGGACGTTTTGTTGGTTAGAATTAATCGTTTGTTTGCCGTTTTGGGTACCGATTACACAATTACGGACAATACTGAAATCGAATTGACAAAGGATTTGACTGCTGGACAGAATGTTGACTTCATTGTACTACAGTCAGTGGTTGTCGGAGATACCACTGCTGCGATGACATCTATCACGGCTATAAATGAGCGTGTTACCGAAATCAACGACCGATTGAGTTCAGATACTGACTGGATTAATTT